CCGCCGTGGTTCCCGAGCAGACATGCAGCTTGCCAAAGGCCGTCGCGGTCAATGTGGTCGAGGCAGTGACAGAAACCTCGGCGTTGACCAGAGTGGCCAGCATGTCGCCGGCAGTACCGCCACCGCCTGAGGCGGCGATGGTCAGGGTTCCCGCCGCGTCGTTGTAGGTCAGCGTGATGTTGCTGCCGGCAACCAGCAGAGCGGCTACGCGGTCATCAACCGCTTCGCTGAAGTCACTGATGGTGCTAGCGGCCTGGGTGCCGGTGTGGTTGGCGCGGTTCTTCAGGTTGGCGTCGGTGTCGTTCGCCGTCGCACCGGTGGCCACCCCTGCCAACTTGGCCTTCTCAGCGCTGGTGAAGTTCTCCTGGCTCAGGCCCTTGCCAGCCTCCTTGTCGACCTTGTCGGCCAGGCCAGCCGCCAGGGCGCCAGGCTGCACAGCCGTGTCCGCTTTGGCCCCCTGCGCTGCCGTAGCTGCGCCGACATCGCCGGCAGTCTCCGGGATGAAGGGCTTGTCCTGCAGGTCGGCGTAGCTGCCACTGGTGGCCACCGGCGCCAGATCGCCGGGCTGCACCGCACTGTCGGCCTTGGTGCCTTGGGCGGCAGTGGCCTTCCCAGCCAGGGCGTCGGCCAGGTCGATCTGATCGTGCAGTGTTCCGCCGATGGTGCCCCAGAGAGTAGGCGCCGCCGGAATGGCCCCGGCATCGCTGGTGGTGCCGTCGCTGTAGGTGATGATCAGGTGGCCACTGCCGTTCACCGCCACGCCGGTGATGCTGCGACCGTCCTCGCCCGCCGGGCCCTGGAAGGGCACGCCCTCGGTCCAGCCACCCGGGGCGCCTTCGCGCAGGTAGAGCAGGCCGTTATCGGTGGCGAGGAAGGCAAAGCCTTCGTCCTCGTCGTCGTACTGGGCGCGATCGGCCAGTGGGCCAAAGGCGTCGACCTGGAACGCCGGGCCCATAGGACCCGGTACACCCTGGCCGCCGGCGGCAAGTACCCAGGCGCCCTCGCAAGTGGCGCTCGGCGAGGTGCCTACCGGCCAGACCTTGGCCGTGCCGGTAAAGGCGCGGTAACTCTCCCCATTGGGGAATGCCAGATCGAGGTACCAGGCGCCTTCCTTCCAGGTCAGGGCGGTGGTCTGCTCGTCGGAGAGCAGCACCTCCACCCAGCCACCGGCATGGACCGTCGGCACCACGCTGAGCAGTTCGGCGCCGGCCACATCCAGCACCTTCAGGGTGGCGGTGGCGCCCGCCAGGTCCACCGGCAGGTAGTAGCTCAGCTCACCACCCTTGGGCAGCAGGCCAGTGGCGGCCAACGGGTTGATATCCAGATGCTGGGCGTCCACCACCTGGGCGAGGTGCGGCAGCGCGCGGGGGAATTCCTTGTTCAGCGCCGGGAAGCCGGTGACGCCGCGCACCCACACCGGCCAGTCGGTCGGCAGGTCGTGGTCGACAGCCAGGCGCACGGGCGAGGTGCTGGCGATGGCGGTGATCGGTCGATACGCCAACTCCGGCTGCATGATGCGCAGGATCTGGCGGAAGGTCGCGCCCTGAATAATGGGCAGGTCTAGGCGGGCCGGCTGCATGGCTGGCTGCTCCTCGATCAGGAAAAGGGGGGTGTTAAGCGGCGGCTTTCACGTAGCAGGTGGAACCGGCAGGCGCCGTGATGGCCGGCACCTTGAAGTTGATGGACACGTCATAGGAGTAGGTGGCATCGGAGCGCAGGGCACGGGTGGCTTGGATGGCAATCCATTCGTCCTCGCCGAAGGCCACGTCCTCCACCAGGCCCAGGCCGAAATCGCCCGCCACTTCGGTCCAGGTCGCGCCGTCATCGGTGCTGCGGATCAGCGTGCCGTACTCCGCGCCGACGACCCAGATCGATCCCGTGGTGTCGATGCTCGACAGGTAGCCGTAGTTGATCACGCTCACCAGCGCCCAGGTCGCGCCGTTGTCGGTGCTGCGGGCGATCTTGCCGCTTTCGGCGACCGCCACCCAGTTGCCGGCCTTGTCGGTGGCCACCGCCCGGACGTTGGTCGAACCGAAGGGGCTGGTCAGCAGCGCCCAGGACGTGCCGTTGTTGCTGCTGCGGGCCATCTTGCCGGCGTTGCCGACGGTCACCCAGACGCCGGCCAGGTCCGTGGCAATGCCATTGATCTGGGTAGCGCCGAAGCCACTGGTGACCAGGCTGAAGCTAGCGCCGTTGTTGCTGCTGCGCGCGAGCTTGCCACTGAAGCCGGCCACCACCCAGACGCCAGCCTTGTCGGTATCGATGCAGTTGGCGACGGTGGCCAGCGTATTGGTCACCAGCGACCAGGTGGCGCCATCATCAGTGCTGCGCGCAAGGGAGCCCGCATTGCCGGTGGCTGCCACCCAGACGCCAGCCCCGTCCGAGGCGAAGCCGAAGACACCGTTGGTACCAATCCCCAAGGTGACCGCTGCCCAGGTCAGGCCGGCATCGGCGCTGCGGATCGCCTGGCCCGTGCCAGTGCCCGCCAGCCACACCCCCGCGCCGTTCGCCGCGATGCGGGTGGGGGCGACATCGGCCACACCATAGGCGGACGGGTACCAGCTGATACCGTCAACAGACGGCGTGCCCCCTACCCGTCCCACCAGGTCAAACAGTTGCGGGTACGCCGTATAGAGTTGGATGCTCCCCGCCAGCGCATAGCTGGAGCCGGGATTGCGCAGGGTCAGCAGCACGTCGCCCACCGCGGCGGTCGCGGCGGCCAGTTCGGCACCAGTGACATACTCCGGGTGCGGGTCGGCGGAGCCCACATGGGCAGCCACCGCGTCACTGGCAGCTGCCTCAGCCTCAGCCGGCGTGGCGTACTGCGGGTGCGGATTCGATGCCACCTGGTGCTGGCCCAGCGCCTCGGCGGCCCCGGCGGTATAGCGGTTCGAAACGCGCGTGTTCAGTGGCCAGTCCTTGGCGCCCGAGCTTTCCTGGTCGCGCACGACGGTCAGGGTGCCACTGCTGGCCGCCGTGACCTTGATGATTTCCCAGACCGTGCCGGCCGTATTTACCAGGGTCACCAGGTAATGATCGCCATCTTCCAGGCCCACCAACTTGGCGGCCTGGGCCGGATCGATGGAAATCGAGCCAGCCGCGGCCGCGACCGGCGCCAGCAGGGTCGCCGACCAGTTATTGAGGAATCGCTGCATGTTGTCTCCGATTCAGACCCAGCAAACAGGGGAGGTTTCGAGCCAGACGGCCGCGCCGTCGAGCGGGTTCCAGGCGCCGTAGCGGCGCACGGTTGAGGCCACGGTGACCGAACCGCTGGCAGCGCCGGTGGGCGTGGCTGGCGGGTGGTAGGCCCGCGCCGAGGGGCGATCAGCGCACAGGCCAATCACCTGCGGGGCGTAACGGATCACGTCCAGGTGGCCGTTGAAGACGGTGGCGTTGTTCTCGATGAAGCTCACGCCTCCCGTGAAATAGCCGCTGACATCATCGAGGGGCGGGCTAATCCACTGAGCGTCGTCGGCAGCACCGCTGACCGTTTCGACGTAGTCGATGCCATCGGTGGTGACCGTTCGCGTCCAGGTCATGTCGCCGGGGTTCACACCGTCCAGCGTCTCGCTGGCCGTTCCAGCCCAGGCGCCCGCGATCTCGCATTGCATGACGCCGCCGACCTGAATGGCCGCCGTCCAGTCCGCCGAACCGCTGCAGTCCAGACCGTCTTCCGTCGGCGCCGGCATATCGAGGGTACCTTCCCAGTCCAGGACGAAATCCACGTCCTTGCGCGAGCCGCTGGCGTCGTACCAGATGCTCAGGGTCCGGCGCAGCGTCAGGCTGACCGGGCCGCTGAACACCTTGCACACTCGGCCGCCCCACTCGACGAAGTGGCCCTCGCCGGGCGGGGTCGGCGTGCTGGCCAGCTGGAACCGCCACTCGGGCGGGTCGGCATGTCCCGGCCCAATGTAATAGCCCGCCAGGTAGTCCGGTCCGGTGTCGAAATCCAGCACCTTCTGGGAAACGACTGAGCGGGCCTTGACCACGCTGCACGCCACGGCTGCGGCGGCACCGGGCCCGCTGATGGTCAGTTCCAGAAAGGAGTATGGCCAGCGGATCTGGGTTTCCTCGCTGGTCAGCCGGCGCTGATGCACCATCAGAATCGCCGCCGAGCCGTCCGGCTTGATCGACTCCAGCCGTATCCGACCCGAGGTGAGCGGCACATCACCCGTGACGCCCCAGCCGGAACTGACCGAGTAGCTATGGTTCTCTGCCGCGCCTCCGAACTCGCCAAAGCGGCTCAGCGTCAGCGTTCCCGACCAGGGCGTGCCGAAGCTACGTACGGTGTTCTCTTCCAAGTCGGGGCAGGTCACCCGCCAGCGCACACCATCCGGGTCGATGTAGATCCAGCTATCGAGGGGCTTGCCGTAAAGCTCCAGCCGATCCCCCGACAGGACAGCGGTGTTCCGCCACTGGCGCCCAGCCGCATCGTCCTCGGCCTGCTCTTCCACGCTGCGGGCCACTTCAGGCACGCCCGGCACTGCGAGTCGATGCGCACCGCCCCAGGTGTCCGGGATCGCAGTAAGCACGCCCGAGATAAAGTCGTAGTGCGGTTCCGGTTGAGACTTGGCCCGGGTGGTCGCGTTCGGCAGGGTCAGCACCCCGTCGCGCACCGGGCCATGCCAGGGATTTCCCCAGAGCTTGACCTGAAAGAGCCCCAGACCCTTGTGCTGCAGGATCATGGTTCGGGCTCCGGGTCAGGCTCTGGATCGGCGTAGATGAAGTCGATGGAGCGGCCGCTGTGGTCCACCATCGTCAGCTTCTTGATCGGTTCCAGTTCCATGGTGAACAGGCCGTCACTGCTGGTGATGGTCATCGAGGGGTGGTACTCGCGCAGGGGCACCCCGCTTTCGTCGACGGGCTCGGTCAGGGGGCTATCGACCCCACCACCTCCACCCCCGAATGTCGGCTTATTGGGGTCCCAGGTTCCACGCCCCTTCGTTGCCGGGCGCAACCCCTTGCGCTCGAGGGTGACCAGTTCACGAATCTGACGCCGCTGAGTCTCCAGGGAGTTCAGGTCCCGGCGAAGGGTGCTTTTACGGGCAGCGGTGATCCCCGCGCGAGTGGCCGCACGCTCTTGGGCAAGGGTCATGGGTTACAGCTCCAGCAGGTCGTTCGGGATGGCCAGCTGATAGGTCTGGGCCTGGGTGACGGTGTACTCGTCACGGTGGTCTTCGGGAACCTCCGGGGCCGTCAGGTCGAACCGGCGCGGGAATTCCTCGAGGTCCGGGTTGATGTCCAGGTCGTTGACCGTGTAGTTGCCGGCGAACCCGTCGAGTTCGTCGTCATACAGCGGACTGCTGTTCCTCGACCCCAGTTGAGTCTCCAGGATGATCAATTCCGGCGGAGTGCCCGGCGGTGTGCTTGGCGGAATGGCAGGCAGAATGAGCGGATCTGTGACGTCCCCTCCGCCCTGGCTGACCGCCAGCTGAATGCTGGTCACGGCAGAGCCGCTGTCAAAATCCCACTCGTGGACGATGCTGAACACCTTCGCCCGGCACTGCACCGGCCGGGCGAGAATCTCATCCTGCACATGCAGAGTGTGCTCCAGGCGGATGCCAAGGGTGTCCGAGGTCGGCAGTTGGAAGGCGAACCGGTTCCCACGGTGCGCCCCCAAAATAGAGGCAGTGGCCATCTCCAACCCGCAGGACAACGCGCCAACCCGTCGCTCTTCCTCGCGCAGATCCACCACCCAGTCACCCAGGGCGTCTTCGGTGGCATCTGCATCCGGCTCGGTGAACTCCGCCCCCTCGAAGTCCGCTTCACGGTCGCTCTCGGTCTCCACCGCAATACGCTCGCGGCTGATCACTTCCCCAGCCTGAGCCACGCTGGCAGGCGCCTCGACCCGCAGGGTGTACTGCTCGGTCACCCGCTGGCTCCAGCGCATGGCGCTGGTCCAGCTGGCACTCAACAGAAGGTCAGGGTACGGGTTGGTCCAGCCAAACGGCGGATCACAAAACATACCGCTACCAGTGGCGGGCACCTTGCCCCAGGTCGCCGCGCCCAGGATGGCCTGGTACCCAGCGCCAGAGCTGGCGTCCTCGACCATGGGGATATCCGGTACCTCGGTGTTGTCTTCGCGACCCCAAGTCAGGCAGAAGCCATCGAGGATGGTGAGTCCCTCGACTGCCGGGTGCTCCCAGACGAAGTCCTGGTGGCGCTCGCGCAGCCGGATAAAGCGATAGTCCGCGGCGACCTCAACCACGTTGATGCGGTCGTTCAGCTCCACGGGCACCCACTCCAGGCTGCCATCCAGCACCGCGCCAGCAGGAATCACATAGGCTGCCGCACCGGCCGCCCAGGGCGTCACCTGCAAGTCGCCCTCAACGCTGCACTGCAGGCTGGCCGCCTGGGTGCTCATCCGCTCCATGGCATAGTCCCAGCGAGAGCGGCCGTCGACCGGCTCGAACACGTCAGCCGACCACTGCCCGCCCACCAGGGTGTCGATGGCCGCCACTTCCATGGCTTCCACGATTTCCTGCTGCCGGTCGCTGCACTCGCAGGCCAGGACGCTCGTCTGCAGGGTGAACTGCGGCCGGATGATCCAGCCCTTGAAACACAACTCCTCGCGCCAGGCCCCGCCCACCCAATCGCGGTAGTAAAGCTCCACGCTTTGCCCTGTGTACGCGGCAGGGTTCACCGGGCCATCAACAAGCAACAGACTGAAGTCAGCCAGGCAGCGGGCGCCCTCCTCCCTCTCAATCCTGACAGCGCCCGTCAGCAGGTCCGTGACATCCACCCCATTCAGGAGCAAACGCGCAGTCCAAATCACCGACACCACCGGGTCGATGGTGACCGGATCGGGCACACTCCCGCCGGCCGAAGCACCGTTCAACTCGACGGCGTTCAGCTCGGAACTATTGAGCTCCATCAGATTTCCTCGGCGGTGATGGTCCAGTCGTGAGTGTTCGTGGACGGGTCAAGCGACTCAGGAGGCGGCTCGCAGAACACCATGAACTTCGGCATCCAGCACACTTGGTACTGCAGCGCCCCCGCCACCGCAGTGATGGTGAAGGCACTGCCGGCCATGGCTACGGGTGTCTCCACCCAATCGCCTCCCACGTAAGCCAATGCCCACGGGGCGACATCAGGGCGGGGCGTGCCTGGCAGATTGCCGGTCAGCGTTGTGGTGGTCAGGGACTGCTGCTTGGTGCAACGCAGCTCCAGCGACTGGTTGAAGTCCAAGCCGGCGAAACCCGGCCCCATCCACCCAGTTCCCCGGATGGTGATGGCCGTCTTGCGCCAGTGCTGCATCTTCACCGCGGCACCACCCGATCGACGGGCCACGGATACACCACCGAGAGGCGAATACTCCTGGACCACTGGGCCGCTATGCAGGCGAATGGGGATGCCCCCGAGCATCACCTCAGCCATTTACTTTCTCCCATGCTTACGAGACTCGTTGTGCACAATGGCCGAGTAGTTGTCGTTGTCAGCCTGCAAGGTGTAGGTGTTCCCGCCAAGTTTCAGGACAACGGTGTTCCCGCCGCCAGCCTGCTGAGCAGGCGCCAGCAAGGAAGGGTTGATCGCTGGAATGGCAGGCGAATATCTCTCCCCCATAACCCCACCCGTCGCGAATCGCGGCATCTGCAGACGGTTCAGTTGATGGACTAGGCCCGAGCCGTAGTGCTGAACTGCTCTTGCCGTGAGAATGCCTTCGCCATTGCTGATGCGTGCCCAGATGCTGTCGCTGGTCCCAGTACCTGGGCCGCGAGCAATACCACCCGTAGCGAAGCTGGGCGGAGTCGGCTCGGTGAGCACGTAGTCCTGTGGAGGGGCCGGGAGGTCCTTCACGACCGCGCCATCAGGGTGTGCATACACAATCGGGATGACGATCGGCTTGCCGATCTGTGCTGACAGCTGCTCAACCTTGGAGATTACGCCCTGGATCTCCTCATCGCTCATGCTGACGGTTACCTTGACGTCCTTGATGCCATCCAACTCCGTGCGCAAGTCAGCTATCTGCGTCCGGATATCCGCCAGCTTCTGCTCGGCGTTCGACTGCTCGATCCCCAGCGCGGCGTCCTCGATCGCCAGAAGCTCCTTGGCGAAGCCACCGAAGCCGTAGGTGTTCGCGCCCGCCTGTTGGAGTTGTTGGAGCATCTCCAGAGCGGCCTGGGCGTCTGACCTGGCCTTGTCGACATTGCCGTCCTGAAGCGCATTTCGGGCAGAGACCTTCAGTGCGTTGGCAGCGCCGAAACTGGGATCGTCTCCACCGGCATTGAACCCGGTGATAACCTGCTGATACTTGGTTTCCAGGTCAGCACGGGCCTTCTTGATCTTGTCGATCTCGGAGAGCGCTGCGCGCTCTGCGGAAACCTCCTGTTGAATGCGCTTCTTCAGCGACTCAATCAGCTTTTTGTTGCCGTCATCAGCGTCCTTGACCATCTGCGCTCGTACTTGCCGATTCTTCTGGGCATGTTGCCGAAGGCGTTCCTCTCGAAAGTCGAATGTCTTCTCGGCCGACTTACTAGAACTCTCGGCTGCCGCGTCCATCGCCTGAAGCGCCTCGACAGTTACCCCTTGAATCTTTGCCCTCACCGCAACGATCTTTCCCTCAAGCTCCTTAGCCCAAGCATCCAACTGCTGCTGGCTCATGAAAAAGGTCGCGGTAGGCCTTCCGATGAGAGAGCCACCATCTCTGGCGGCCTTCACCCCTTCAAGGGTCTTCTCAAGCTTTGTCAGCTCATCTACGTGGCCATTCGCTACAGCTGCCGAGTAGGCGATTTCCTTGGCGAGCCCGGAAAACTCAGAAGCCGCCCTGGCAGTCCAGCCGGCCAACGTAGCCATGCCCGAAGCCAGGTCCTTCAGCCCCTGAACCACCTGCGGATCTGTCAGAATCCTGCGTAGCTCAGTAACCGCCCCAATCAACCCAGACGTATCACCATCACCAAAGGACTTTAGAACGTCGTTGCGAAGCCTGGTTAATGCACCGCCAACTGTGTCTGGCAACTGAGCAGCTTCCTCGGCAAGCTTTGGAAGCTGTCCCAGTAAAGTGTCAGTGATGACATCCGCAGTCAGTTCCCCCTCGGCCGCCATATCCCGCAGCGCACCAATAGGCACCTTCAGGCCATCGGCCAAAGCTCGCAGCAGGCGCGGCGAACTCTCAGCCAAAGTGTTGAATTCTTCACCGCGCAGCACGCCAGACCCAAGCGCCTGAGAAAACTGCTGAATGGTGCTGGCCGTCTCCTCCGCAGTGGCTCCGCTAATTCTCAGAGACATAGTGACTGCATCAATCACAGCGACAACGTCACTTTGGCCACGACCAAGCTGGCTTAGAGCTGGTTGAAGCCTGCTGTATAGAGCGACCACATCCGCCAGCGGGGCCTGATTGCGCTCGGCAATCTCGGATGTAATTTCTTGGGCCTGATTGAACTCTTCCTGCGACGTCGTTGCCAGCTTAAGCTGGGCGTTCATTTTCTTGGCTGTATCGGTGATTTCCACGTAAGAGCGCAGAGCAGCGGTCGCTGCAAAAGCTCCGCCAGCCAGACCTAGACCTGCTGTCAGGCTACCGGCAACCCCGGTTGCCCCTTGACCTGCGGCGTCACCCGAACCAGCCAGTTCCTGCCGGGTCTCTCTGATTTTTCGACTGAGCGTGTCCTGGGCAACCCCCAGTTCACGAGTTGTGAGGCTTCCGCTCGTACGCAGCAGTTCATATTGTTTCTGAAGTTGCTGGATAGATTCCTGGGCAGCTCTCGCTCTGTTGATGCCGAGATCGTTTCGAGCTGCCTCTAGTGCAGCCTGTCGAGAGGCGACGGCGGCCTTGCGCTGCTCGGCGGCAAGTTGAGCTATGCCCGCTTTCGCCTGGGCTTGGCGCTGGGCAATTGCAAGTGCCTCGCGCTGGGCCTCAGTTGCCTGAGAAGCTGATTCGCTGCGCAAACGGCGAAGCTGCCCCAGCGTGTCGGATACCGACTTCCGATAGTTGGATTCGGCCTCTCGGCGTTCGCGCGCGGACAGGCTTCCATCCTGGGTAACCAGCCGGTACTGGCCACGAAGCTCTACCAAACGCCTTTGCGCGGTTTCTATCTCGCCAACCCCGAGCGCCTCCCTGGCAGCCTGCAAGGCGGCATCGGCGCGGCCGGTTTCGAAACGTCGATTGAACTCCGCACCAAGACGGCGTTGTTCGGCCGCCAAGTTTCCAACGTCCACCCCAGCTGCCTGGAGCTCGGATCGAACGCTGCGAAGTTGTCCGATCTGAGAGGACTCCTGGCGCTCGAGACGCTTCAGCTCACTCGTCGCGTTCCGGTAATCGGCCTGCAATTCCTTCGAAGGGCTCTCCGCTTTGACGATTTCATCGCGCAACTGGCGGAGGCGGTCTTTCGTGGAAGAAATCTGGCGCTGAGTCCCCTCCAGGTCTTGCCCCACCTGCCGGAAGGTGTTTGCCTGGCGCAGGGGCTTCTCAACCTCCTGAACGAGGCGGCCGTACTCTTTACGGAATCCAGCCACCTCACGAGCAGCATCATCCAGGTCAGCTGTAAGCCTGAGCTCTACTTCTGGGTTCATGAGTCATCCCTTCAGCGCGCGCAGGAAAAGCGCCCATGGGTAATCGAGCACCTGGTGGTGGCCCAGGCGTATCAGTGCACAAATCGCTGAATCAAGCTGGCTCAGCCCGCCGCCGGTACCGGTTTGAGTTGAGCCAGCATTTTGAAAAAATGCGGATTCCGCTCCTTGCATGCGGCGATCACTTGAGCGATCTGCGAAGGAAGCATCTCCTCAATCTCGCCAGCATTTAGGCTGGTCATGCGAGGGATATCTCGCAGAGACATATCCTCAAACAGGCAGTCTGTAATGACATCGAAATCGGACCGGTCGCCGGCAATGGCCCTGACGTCTGCAACCGTGAGTTCACGGAAAACGATCTCTTTCCCCGCGATCGATTTCACGGAAAGACTGGAACTTTCACTCATGGTTATCTCCAGAAAACAAAAAACCCGCCGTAGCGGGTTCGTTAGATAGAAAGAGATCTATGTTCGCGCGAACAGCACGCTCAGCGCAGTTGGTATAGAAATGAACCCCCAGATGATGATCAGGAGGATCAGCAAAGCAGGGATTGAAGCCAGCGCCCATTTGACCATGAATACGACCATTGACCAGAAGCCCATGTTGACGTCTACGACAACAACAGGCTGAGCGCCCCGATGGTGGTAAATTGCATGGCGCACGCTCGGCGACATTGAACTAAGGTCAGCGGTCCGCGTTTCGACTTGCGCTTCCTTTCGCGCCCTTTCTTCTTCAATGAAACGGGCGTGCCCTTCGTAATTGATTCCACACTTCACGCAGTCACCAGGGCTCGCCTGCATCTCCGACAGGGTCGGCTCGTAATGGCACTTCGGGCATTCCATAGGGTCTCCCTCCCATTCATAAATGGGAGGGAATGTAGCCCATCCGCTACCAGCCGGTCACGGCATGGGTCACGGAGTCGGGATCGGGGTTTCCTTCTGGATCTTCATGTACTGCGAAAGGCCGGCGCCGATGCGGGTGTCGTCAGCCAACACTTCGCAGGTGGACTGCATACCCATGAAGTCCTCGACGCTGATCCAATCCAGGCTTTCGGCAACGCCGAACTTGCAGCGGAAGTAGCGGTTGTTGACGCGCGACTTCGTACCCACGGCGTTGGCGCCTTCGAAGAGAATTTCCCACTCTTCGCCACTGTTGGTCAGCGCCTCGATCTCGTCGTAGGACGCGCAGGTGTAAGTCACCTTGACCTTGTAATCGTCGTCAGAACCGATCGCCGTGGCCAGGGCGCTACCTTCCAGAACCTCGATGCCGGCACCGGTCATCTTGAAGTCGGTGTCTTCATCGAACTCGACCAGGCCGGTGGCGTCGTCCTTCACACTGGTGATGGTCAGCGGCATCTTGGCCAGGGCGCTGGTCTTGCCGACCTGGACGATGACCACCTCATTGGAAACGGCGGCCGATGGGACCGAAGTGATATCGGCCCACAGGAGGTTCGCCAGGTTGGTCGAGTTGAACTCGCGGAAGAAGATCGCGAGGTTCATGGAGGTCACCTTTTCCAGCTTGTCGAAGGTGCCCCCCAGCGGGGTGCGGGTGTTTTCCAGACGCAGGTCATTTTTCTCGTGCGACTGCTGGTAGGTACTGACGAGGCCAACATCAGCGAACGGCAAGCCGGTGCGCGCCTTGCGCATCTTCATGATGCCGCCGACTACGAAGGTTTCTACGGTACGAGCCATGGTTGGCCTCCTGAAATGCAGAAGCCCGGCACATGGCCGGGCTCGATGGGCTGAAGAATCAGCGGTAAGTGATGGTGTCGATGAAGGTGGTGAGGTAGATCGGAATCACGACGGTGGCGGTCTTGTTTCCGTTGCCCGGCGGGAAGCGGCGCGGAGCACCCTGAGTTATCCCGGGAACGCCTTGGGGCAGCCATGGAGCAGCGGTGCCATGCGATGGCGCCAGGCAACGCACCAGGTCCTCCTCGAGGTCGTCCAGCGCATCCTCATATGCTTCAAGCCCCGCATCGACGGCACCAATCACATGGAAGCCCGGGAACACCTTCATCGCTGCAGGCGCGGCCTCTGGCGGCTTCGCGTCATTGCGCTGGATGACGATCATCGGGAAGCCAGACTTCACGGTTTCGATGATTTCACTGAACCAACCGGAGCGGACATTAAGGCCGGCTGACGTCCGAAAGTCGTTCGCCGGAGTGACGGATTCGAGTTGCCGAACAAGAGCCTTTCGGGCCTCGGTGAGCAGGTTCGGTTTCTGGGTCATCACTGCACCTGGCAAGCGGCTGTGAGCATGTGGCCGTCATCGGAAATCACCACCTCGACGACGAACCGTTCTTGGCAATGGACGAACATACCGCCGCGCTCCACCGTGGGCAGTATCGCTTTCCGCCACGTCACCCCTATCGCATCCGTGAGGAATCGCCCCTCTGGCCCGACCTGCTCCAGATTTCGGTCAATGATCACCGCCACACCTCGCGCCATGGCGTTACCCATGGCGTCGAGGTAGTCGGCTTCACCGTCGCCCAAGGAGGACATGATCTGCTCGTCCATGTCCTCCACCAGGTCGCTGAAGCCGGCCATGATTAGCGAGTCAGCTTGATGCTGGCGCGCGGACGGAGGCAGATGTGCAGCGGGTTGGACTGCGCCTCACCGGTCACGCCCTTGTCGTACTTCATGCGCTCCAGCTTGCCGTAGTACGGAACGCCCAGGGTGTTGACGGTTTCCATGTAGTTGGCTGGCGCGAAGACAGTCTTGAACAGATCCGGCACGCCCTCCGGAACCAGATAGGCTTCGTCATCACCAACGAACGGGACTCCAGCGACCTTGCCGCGATAGCGGATCCACAGCACGCCGGCGAACTCGAAGGCTTGGCGACGATCACCGCGAAGGGCGGCGGCGGCCTCGTGGTTTAGATAGGTCTCTTTGACCGAATCGTCCGCGATCAGGTCTTTCCAGAAGTTCTTGCCGCACCAGGCGATCGAACCGGTGCTGGCGACATTGCCGAGGGCGTCTTCCTGCATATCCAGCGCCTCGCCGGCGCTGACGCTGACGTCGGTCGTGCCGAAGTCCATCTTCAGCTTCTGCTGCTTGATGCCGAACATCTGGAACAGATCGACCAGGATGGTGCCGTCCTTGTCGAGTACCTGCCCCTTGATAGCGCCGATACGCTGGTATTCGTGGGTCAGGTCGAGTTGGCCGCGCACCTTGTTCAGGCGGGCGTTTACCACGTCCTGCACACCCTGGAGCTCGGTACGGCTGCCGAAGGCGCGGATACCCTGGATCTCGTCCGCCATGATGGTGAACTCCTGCGGCAGGTGCACGCAGTTGAACGGAACCATGTTGCGCTTGCTGCCGATCACTACCTGGCCCGGAGCGCCGCGAGGAGCCGCTGCAACCAGTTCGAGTACGTCGCCGTCTTTTTCGATCTGCTGGGTGACGGTGGTGCTGCCCTCCTCGGAGAACAGGCCAGAGGCCGCGATCTGCCCGGGGATCACGTGCTCTTCGTTGATGGTCGCCAGGAGCGATTGAACGCTGAACGCGTCGTCTTCAAAAATGGAAATCTCAGCCATGATGGCCTCCTGAATGAAAAAGCCCCGCTTCTCGCGGGGCTTGAAATAGGTGAGGGAGGTGAGTGAGGGTCAGGGACGAATGACGATGCCCAGGGCGGAGAGATCGGTGCGGCCGGCGGCATCCAGGCCGGTGAGCAGCCGCTCAATGACCTCGGCGTCTCGCACGATGGCCGCGGCCTTCACGTCGTTGGTGGTCGCATCGACCGGAGCCCAGAGGATGCCGGTAGCGGCGCGGCGGCCATCGTTGGCGCCGTCATCATCGTAAGCGGTCCACTCGCCCAGGTTCGCGTTCACGGCGATGGAGAAGAAATCATCGACAGCGAAGTCGGTCGCACCATCAGCCAAGGTGAAGCTCAGGCCGCCACCATTGAAAGCCACGCCGACAGTGCCCTCCCCCACCTCAGTGCCGCGCGGGTCAACAAGGAGGAACTTGCCACCGTTGGCAGCGCCTTCGGTGATGGTCAGCACATAGGTGCCGGTGATGGCTTGGCTGGCCACAGTGATGCTGCCCATGGCCCCATTGCCGGTGTTGCCCGCGTCGGCGGTGGCCACCGCGGCGTTGGCTGCGGTCAGCAGGGCGATCAGGGTGCCGGCCTTCAGAATGCCGGATCCGGCAGCAATCACGACCATTTCGCGGCTGCGGGAACCATTGGCCTCCGAAAGGAGGAATTCTCCGGCGTGAACGCCTTCGGTTTTGATGCTCATCGTTGCACTCCTTTCGAGGCTTGAGGTTTACGACTGGCGTAGATGGCGCCAGGGTCTACTGCTTTCACACCGGCCAGCGGGACATCGTCTTCCGCAGGCGGGGTATTGATGATTTCGCCGAAGCCTTTGCCGACCAGCTTGTCGAACAGCCGGGCCCGCACTGCCTCGACATCCAGTCCATCCTTCACAAAGCCGGCGGCAAGCTCTGGCAAGCGCGCACTGACACAGAGGTCTCGCACCGCTTTGGCGCCCTGGATGGCGGCCTTCACGCTGGCTTCGTCCTTCAGGTTTCCGGTACCGGTCAGCGCCTCCACGAGATTGCTGATGCCGGCTTCGGCGCAACCGCGAACGATCTGGGCAGCCAACTCCGCAGCGGAGGCCTGAGGAGCAGGACCGGGAGGGTCCTGTGGGGGCGGATCCTGAGGCTCTGGATTGGCGGGTGGTTCTGCCGGCGGCTGTTCGAGTTGGGCCAACAAGGCTTCGGGCGCATTGCGGTAGCGGCGCAGCGCACCGCCATCCCCGACCATGGCTTTCACGGTGACGCCCTCGATTACCTCGTCACAGAAGCCCAGGTTCTTGGCCTCGCCGGCAGTCAGCCAGGTCTCGTCCTTGATCATCTCCCGCAATTCGGAATCATCGATGTCAGGTGCCTTGCGCTTGTACGAAGCGACGATCGCCTCCAGGGTCTGGTCTAGGGCATCCGCCACCTTGCGGAAGTCCTCTGCATCGCCGGAGGCCCAGGTCCACGGGTTGTGGATCATGAGCATGGCGTTGGACGCCATGACCAGGCGGTGAGCACCGCAGGCCGCCACACTGGCGGCACTTGCGGCTAGCGCATCGACGCGGGCAGTGCAGCGCTCGCCCAGGCGGTTCAGCACGTTATGGATGGCCAAGCCGTCGAACAGATCGCCGCCGATGGAGTTGAACGCCACCACAATCGGGGAAGTGCCGTCGTCGACGGCCTTCAGGTCCTGGATGAACTGATTGGCCGTTACGCCCCATGCCCCGATTTCGCCGTAGATGTAGACCTCAATGGCCTGCTCAGACTCGCCTTCGGCGGCCGCCTTGATGCTGTACCAGTTCTTGTCCTGCGGGCCTTGGGTGGCCGGCACCTTGTTGAAGATGCGCAAGCCGAGCCCGCAGGCCAGCGCCAGCAGGTGGGAGTGTCCGATCATGGAATATCGTCCTCTTTGTCAGGCGCCCCATCAGTGGCGCCCGTGGTGTAGTTGAGCTGGAGTTCTCGCTCCCGAGACTGGTCGGCTGCGTTTTCTTCGTCGATGGTCTCGGCGTCATAGCCCTTGCGCAGAACCACCTCGCTGCGGGAGGTGAGTCCGGCCTTGATCTCCAGAATCTTGCCCTGAACGTCCTGTACCGGATGGATGTACTCCCACCCCTGCGGTACCCATCGGGTGCGCAGGTAATGCCGGCGCCGCGCCATGTAGTCCGGCACATCGAGCACACCGGCCAGGAAGGCCATATCCATCCAGGCAGACCGGATCGGACGGCAGAGCTGATGGACGTAGACGCCGAACTGAAGTTGTTCGAGCCGCCGGCGGAACTCGTTGAGCACCACGCGAATGACTCGGTCGTTGACGTTGCGCAGGTCGCCGGTGAACAGCTCGTAAGGAACCCCCGACCCCATGGCAGATGCCTGTAGTTGCTGCCGCATGAAGTCCGGGTAGCTGCTGCCGGCATCCGGTGGTTTGGAGAATTCAATCTCCTCGCCTGGCAGGAGCTCCTGCATGGTGCCGGGCTCCAGGCCGACCATCGGCGTATAGCCGTCGTGATCCATCTGGGCCGCCCCACCGTTTACTGGATCTAGCGGCGGCGGGCCGTCGTTGGCTGGGCGAGTGATGAAGCCGGCGAAGAGGTTGGCCACCTCCTGCCGGAACAGCACGGCATCGTCGAAGTTATCGAGAGACTTCAGGCGCAACAGAACCCTCGTCAGGCGCGGCACACCCCGCAACTGACCTGCCTCCAAGGGCTCGAAGATGTGCAAGACCTCGCTGGCTGGCACGCGAACGAGTTGGTTGTAGCCAGCGAGGCTCAGCGAGTTATCGCCTGGGTGCCGGCGGTGCATCCAGTACGCCACCCGCTTACCGATGGCGTTGAACTCGATGCCGGCCCGGATCAAGTTGCCATTGCGGGCAATCTCGTTCTTCTCGATCGGCACGAACTCGGCCGGCAGCAGCTGCAATTGCAGCGGAACCACCAGACCATCTTCCGGGCGGCGCGGACGGAGCCGCACAAAGCATTCACCGCTTTCTTCGATCATCCGAGCAGCCAGAGCCTGCTGACCGTAGAAGTCGGTCCGCTCATCGGCGTCGGACTCATCCGTCCAATCAGCCCAAAGCTCCAGCAGAAATCGCCGGAGGTCCTTGTCCTGGATGGTAGGCATCGGCGTGATGCCGGTACCAATCAGGTTGCTGACACGGGTATCGATGGCGCCGCCGGCATACGGGTCGTTCCGCACAGCAGCGCGCGAGCGCTTGCGCAGCAACGGCAGCGCCGGCAGCGACAAGGTGTTGATCGAGCCCGGCTGAGCGTCCCAATTGGAGGCGCGGCGGCCAGTGCCGGCGGCGTCGTAACTGTTCTTGATACGGTCGGGCAGGAGGAAGCCAGCCCGAGTGAGGTGTGGATACCCGGCCATCAGAAGGTCCCCTTACCGGCGTGATACAGCCGGATTGAGCGAGAGCGACCGCCCGAGCTCATAGACTCCTGGTTCACGTCCGTGACGTATTGGGATTCCAGCATCCGCAGGCTGGCCAGTTGCGCGCGCTCCAGCTTTCGGCCGTCCTTGGTCACGGTCTGGCCTTTGGTGAGGATGTCGTGGATGGCCGCGCGCACGTCCGCCAGCCGCTGCTGCGCCTCGGTCATATTGGCCTCGCTGTCTATCGTCGTTGTTTCAGGTAGCCGCTGCGGGTGCTTCGGCGCGTGTTGGGCGGGGTAGATGGAGACGACTCCTCGGGTGGCGAGTCGAGAACCAGGCCAAATCTCTGCTGGGCAACCCGCAACATCGCGAGAGCACCCACGGCGCAGTCCAGCGCCTCGTTTCGGCGACCTTTGGCGTCCCACCGGTAAACCCGCTGGCCCTTCTCAATCTTCAGGACCTTGATCTCGGCGGTGAGCTGCTTCAGTTCGGACTCGTCGCAGATCTCATCGTTGGCCGGCAAATGCATCACCCCCGGCGCAGCAGCACCCGGCTGGGCCTGAAGCTTCAGACGGCTGTAGATCAGCTCCTTGGCGTTATCGGTGCCGATCATGGTCAGGTACACGCCGGCCTTGTTCTTGGTCCGAGGGAACTCGGCAACGGGCTTTCCATAGACGTTATGCCCCTTGGTCGGGATGACCCAGAACAAGCCATGCCGTTTGCTCTGGGCGTACACCTCATCGGTGTAGTGACCACCGGAGTCCCATCCCCACAGCGCCACCCGCATGACTACACCATCCTCGCGGGTGTACTGCTGGTGGAGTTTCTGACCCACCTTGCGGAGCAATTCGTCGCTGGCTGGATCGCCTTGAAGAATCCAGCGGTCCACAAGCCACCCCTCTTCGCCGGCGCCCCAGGCCCAAACGCGAGCCTCGTAGCGGTCGTCTTGGGTGTCGATAAACCCGGTAAGGGCTGCTACACGGGACGGAAGCAGCTGCCAGATCTCCCGGCGGGCAAAGAGGTTCTGCCACTCCAGCTTCTCCCCCTGATCCTCTTCCCATGTCTCGCCGAGCGTGGTGTTGGTGAAGGTCTTCAGCGTGGCTGGGCTTTTCTTCGCCGCCAGGAAGTCCTGGACGATCACTCCCCACGTCGTGAACGGGCTGTACGCCG